GATTATGTGTATCTCTACCTATTCCCATATCCCAAGATTGAGATGCAGCATATGCGTATATATCATACGAAAATGGCAATGAAGATGCTTCATGTGTATACATCTTTAAGTTTGCTCTAAACGTATTTGCAATATCACCAGACAATATAGAACTAGATATATATCCTAAATTAAATTTAGTTAATATTCTAGAATTAAATGTATTATTGGTGTTTGACTCCGATATTATTTTTTGAAGTTGTAAAACCTCGTCTAAACCGGTGTTTTTTGATTCATACTGTTCGTATAATGTAGTATCTATTGATGAAGTTATGCTATATATCATTTTTATGCTCCAACTATTCTTGCTTCAATATCAGTATCTGGAAATCTGACCTCGAATATTGATGGATCCATTGAAGGATACACCACATTGTTTTTAGTAGCTTCACCTATATCATAATAATTAGGAGAATATCCAGACGTTGCATCAAACTTATTTACAAGTGTTAAGTTCAAAATTGATTGTACACCTTCAACTTGGTCTAAGGTTGCAGCAAGATCAGATATTGAGATAGGTTCATTTATTTGCCATTTGTCTATTGCAAAATATTTTTTAGCTTCATTAATTGTCTTAATAAGTACTTCTTTAGATATTGAATCAGGTCTAGATAATATATCAAACTTTACTCCAATATTAATTACATGTGCATTTCTTAAATTTATTCCATCAGTTAACATTCTATACTTACTAAGATATGTTTTTAAATTTGTTTTTGTGGCCAAGTTAGGTGCAATAAGTTGTTTATTTGCATTATATGATAGGCAATAAATATTTATAGCCAATGGATTAAAGGTTGTAGATCCATCAGGTTGTAAGTTTTGTTCGTCTCGTTCTACATATGCCTTTGCAATACTTCCATATTTTCCAGGTAAAGTATAAACTCTAGCAATATAATCTTCTTTAGTTACAGCTCTATTTTGTGTAGAATACGCAGCAAGTGCGTTTTGTCGTATTTCATCAATAGTTTCTTGACCTCTACCACCAGTTGCTCCTGTTGGGTTTGTACAAGCTATTGACTTTCTACAAAAATCTACTACAGTTGAATCTAGACCATCGGTTCCTCCTAAAAATTCAGTATTTGTTATGTTGGTTAATGTTCTAGCTGAAACATTTGAAGATATTCCACCGCCTGTATAGTATCTGACAACTAGGGTTGTGTCTGATGGAGCTTTTCCATATCCTCTAGTGAATAGTACATTTGTAGGGTCAAAAGAATTGTCTAATCCTGACGTATTACCATATGGCAACTGCATGCCTACATTTATTGGATTTGGTAAAATAATTTCGTCTGCATTTGCCGATACTCCTGCACCAAAATGTAATTCTATTTGATTATTTGATGTTATTCTTTTAGTAAAACGTCTTGGTACACGCCTTAATGATAGTATATATGGAACAGAATCTGCATATGCCGATAATAAAGGATCTTGAGCTACTCCTTGTTTAACTTCAGTATAAACAGTATCCTGTGCTAAATAATCTACTTCGTACCATTTATTTCCATCTATATCTTTACAATCAACAATATCAATAATATTATTAGGTCCTAGTCTAACCCTATCAAATTTCTTAGGTTCATTAAACGTAAAAGTTTGTGACTCTAATTTTCCAGAAATAGAACGTACTGTTTTTTGTAATAAGTAATATTGAGGTGCACCTGTATTTTCGTCAACCTTATATATTGAAACTTCTGTAGGGTTTGAAGAACTAGACACACTAAAATCTATAACTTCTAAAGTTCTAAATTCTATATCTGAATTTTCTGTAGATTTAACAGTTAGTCCTTCCTGTATTTCTACAGCATACCTAAAATCTGGTCTAATATCAACGCCATTTCCGATGGCTGGAACTAAATGAAAAACATCTAAATCAGTTGTTGCGGCCGTAGATGGATTTGGTTTATATCCTAATGCCTGTGAAATATCATAAATATTTTGAGGCTCTTCTGCGTGCAATAACATTGACTCTCTAAGTTGATTGTCAATATATAGTGATAGTACATCTCCAACATAGGCTGTCATTTCAATGAACATCATTCCAGGAGAAGTTTCATTAAAATCAGTATATGTGTCAGGAAAATATGTTTTTGCAAAATTAACTAACTTTTCTCTAAACTGAGAAAAATCTTTATTTAAGTATTTTACATCTTTTTTAACTAGTGCCATTATTCTACTCCGCCTATTACAAGGACTATTGATTCTTCATTAAATCTATTTCCGGCTAGTGTAAAGCTAAGTGATATTCTAACACCATTAAAACTATCACTAAAACCATAGGCTTTATCAGCTACTCCAACCACTAGATTTGTTATTTGTACATATGGTAACCAGTATGCAACAGCTTCGTTTATTTCTTCTTCTATCTTTGTAATCATTTCATCTACATTTTGGTCAAATAGAAAATCATATATACTAGTTCCTAATGTTGGATGAAATGGTCTTTCTCCCTTTCTAGTCAGAATTAAGTTTTTAAGATTTGCTGCAGCGGCCTTTATAGTTGTCCTAGTCTGTGGAAAAGGAGAATCATTTTGGTCTCTAAGCGGCAAATCTATTCCAACTGAAATTCTATCATCTTCATCAGCTGAATTAATTCTAAATATTTTTCTAGGAGGTATTGCCATTTACTATTTACCTTTCTTTTTATTAATTGCTTTCATTAAGTCAGTATAATCTCTAGTTAAAACTTGAGCCATATTATCATCAACTTCAAGATGTTGCCTATCTTTAGGTACCATCTGTTGTGCTGATGGTTTTTGGCCAAACATTTGATCTGGTGATTCAAGTCCCATCATTGATGCTAAACCTTCTTTACCGTCAGAATATGTTTTTCCTCCCATAGTTGGCCATTCTTCATTTGCCGTTTCATTCAATACCTTATTTAATATAGGATCTCTTGTAAACTCAAATTCTTGATGTTTTTTTCTACTCTTTCCTTGTTCATAAGGATTTTTAGGAGAGTTGGCAACATCGGCTAACTTCATACCATGCCTAATAGTTTCTTTTGTTAGTTTTTTCTTTCCTAGAACTTCATTTAGTTCTTCACGAATAGCTTTCTTAACTTCTTCTCTAACAACTTTTCGTATTACGCTTATTAGTTTCTCTGTTTTTTTCATAATTGTTCTCGTTACTTATATAAATATCTCGTTTGCTAACTTTTTTGTTCCTATATCCAAGGTAATGGTCCAATAGGTGGTACTCCGGGTATAGTATACAGTCCAGTTGGAAACCAACTAGCTAATAGTGCTCCAAATTGATTTCCCATTGTTAATGCATCAGCTCCAGCATCTCCTACTGGAAAACCACCGTCAATTGGAGGTGGTCCAGCTGGTGGAATTGCTATTGAAGGTGCAAAACCTGGAGCCATGGTTGTTGCATATAATTGTATTGCTGACTTTAACATATTTCCTGCATTATCAGTGTCTGAATTCCATCCTGCTAGTGCTCCGGCCATTGCACTTTCTGCCGCACTTAACATTGATGATGGAGCTGGTGCCAATACTGTTGTAGCTCCTGCTGTGACTGCTTGTGCCCAAGCTTTTCCTGCATCACCCTGTTTCTCTCCACTAGAAACTTCACCTCCAAAGTTGGCATTATAAACATTTGCAAAAAGTGCAGGATTAAATGGCATAAATATTCTCCTAATTAGATTTAGTACAAAAACTATTTTCGCTTAATATATCTGGAGCGGCTGATTTTAAATCTGCATAGTCCGCTGTATTTATTGGTGTTCCACTAGGTCCGCAAGCTGTTGGGTGAGTTTCTGCCATGAGAGTGTCACATAACTTTTGCATCCAATCAACAAGTGTTTGTCCCATTGCTACAGGTTCAGCTTCGTCTGTCGATGCATTTCCTAAGTATATTTTTGGTGAATCTATTATTGTATGGTCATCGGCATCAATATTAAACGTACCTTCTGTTGAAAAGCCTACTGATATTTTTGCCGTTCCTAATATGCTATCTTTTTTTGAATTAAAAACTATTCTATCTGAGTTTAATATTATTTGATTTCCTTCAAATGAATCTTGTTCGTCAGGTGCTGAACTATTATGGTATGAATCCTTATTTGTACTTGCAATTTCTAAGGGTATTTTTTGACCATTAGTAAGTACTACTTGTGATGCATCACCAGCCGTTGTATAATCTTCTAAGTGGTAACCTTCTCCAGTATCTGAGGTATTTCCGTATCCGTTTTGTATTGTTATTATAGGATCTCCTGCAGCACCTGCATCCGAATATAGATTAGGATCTCCAGCTTGAGGATCAGAAGTACTTCCCATTCGTATTGAATTTCCCCATCTACCTTGTACTATTAAATCACCTTCATATGGTTGAAGTGATGATACTTCTTTTGGTTTAAATGAATTACCAAGTGTTGGTCCGCTTGGTTCAGCATCTCCCTTATGTCTATCAAATTCAGAAGGAGTTAATTCTCGATATGGTAATGAGTATGAAGCTGCAGGTAAACTATTTTCATTTACATCTTGCCATACATTTTGTGGTAATGACATCCAATATTTTTTAACAGATCCTGTTTGTCTTTGTGAATCCGGAGAAGCTCCAATTACCAATAATACTATTTCAGATACTAAAGGATATTGTATTATATTACCATTTGTTGGCATTGTCCATTGTAATGTATAATCACTTCTATTTCGTTCTGTTTGGATGGATCTTGCCAATACGCATCCAACCGTATTTCCATTATCTGGATTATATTCAGGGTGAGCTTCATCTAATATTATATCAACAACCTCTGCAGGTTCTATTTGTAAGTTATTAACCGATTGTTCTAGGCCTTTTACTTGTGCTCCGGTATTTACTGGCATTACTAGTCCCTACTTTTGTCTTCTAACTCTGTAATTGTGTTTAAGAGTTGTTTCTTTTCATCATCACTTAGAGTAAAATCTCCTCCAGAGTCTGTAGCTCTTGTTTGAGCTCGTTGAATTATTCCTGCCATTTTTATTAAATGGTCGTCATTTTTTAGAGATGCATCAATATAGTCTTTAATTAATGGTACTATAACTGTAGCATCTGTCATGTTTTTTATTAGGCCTTTTAGCTGACCTATTAGGGTATTAATTTGCTCGTCTTTTTTTCTAGAGTTTTGGTAGATCTCTGAAAAAATGTTAGACAAGGTTTTGCCCTTAAATACTTCATCATCAAACATATATTTTCTCCTAATACTATTTATCTATATATAAATATATCCGAGCTGCAAAATAAAAATTGCCCAAGCACTTTAATAAGCACCTGGGCAACCTTCATACAAGTAAGTTTAATTACTTCTTAACAAAAAATGATGCTACGATTAATAATACTACTAATCCAGTAAAACCACCTTGTCCGAATCCATCCACTAATGATGTTAAATTCGCAATTACATCCATTCCAAATACATCACCACCTGTTACAACGAACCATAAGATCGTTACTGGTAATACTGCCATTAGAATTGTTGTTAATCCGCCAAAAAATCCTGTAATCATTTTTATTACATTATCCATTTGATTTCTCCTCTTGTTTATTGCCACTAGCATTGACTAATTGTTAATGTTTAGAAACGGTATGCCAACCCTAAGTTGAACGTACCCTCTCTATCTCCGTTTGAGTCTTCTTTAAGACCTAATGTATAATTTGGCTCTACTGCTAGAGCTTTCCATACTACAAATGAATAACCTAAACCAATTGTTAAGTTGTCCATCATTTCTTCAGTTGGTGCTTGAACAGAAACAAACATATTCGCGTTATAATTGTAACGGCCGAATAGGTCATAGTTTTTGTCTCCTACTGAATCTTCACCGGCAGCGATTAGACCAACAGTCCAAGTATCGTTTAATACATATCCGATACCCATATTGTCAGTTAAGCTTGAAAGCTCGAAATCTGCTCCATCCTCTGGTGCATTATAGGTTGTAATAACCATAAAGTTTTGAGCTCCTGCAAACAATGTTGCGCAAGCTAATGTTAATGTTAAAAATAAATTTTTCATAAATTTTCTCCTTTTTTAATTGTTATGCTAGTAACGTTGTGTGGCCACTATTGGCCGTTTTCAAAATTAAATATACTAAAATATACATCTAGATATTTATCATTGCTTCTTGATATTTTTGGAATGTCTCTGAATATTCCTTTTTGATTATGTTGACAACCTTCGTTATGTACTGTGTCCTAGTGTTTGTCATTTCTCTAATCATAATATATAGTGCTTTTTTGTTAAAGTTTTCAATACTTTCTCTATCTCTAAATAATTGTAGTACCGCGAACGCTATTCTCTTGTCTCGATCGCTTTTAAAAACCTTAGGTATTTTTTTGTCATAGTGTTCTATAAATGACTCCATGAAAGCTGCTCTTTGGTCATCGAAGTCCTTTTTCATTTGTTCATTTGTTAAATCTCGTTGTGAATCTATAACAACAACAGGTGCTTTTTCTTTAAGTGCCTTATAGTTTTTATTATTGTTTTGAATCAAATAATTTTTTGCAACAATACTAAAATATGAAAAGGCTTTACCTCTACCTTCAACAAATTTAGGTAGTTTTTCAAGCATAAATGCAACTACTTCTTGTTTTAATTCTCTTGCTCCATAGTCAAAATAATAAAATTTAAAGGTATGAATAATATTTTCAGAAAGCTTATCTAACGCTCTATGTATATGTTCGTTAAACACCTTATTTCTTAATGGAGATTCCGGATCTTTATTATATGCAATAATAGCTGCTTCCGTTATTGGTGTAAAATACATCTTATTTTTTCTAGGTCGACCTCTTCTTTTACCTTTAGCGGCTTCTGCAGCAATTCTAGCTTCTTCGGCTTGTTGTATAGCTAGGTCTTCGTAAAACTGTTCTATTGGTGATAATTTTCCTTGTTTATTAGTCATTTAAAGTCTCAATTTTGTCAATAGTATCTGATATTTGTTTGAAGACTTGTCCTACTTCATCATCGTTTTCAAAAATACCTTTACTATCTATAGTTCTTATTTTAGTTAAAATAGAAATTAGACTTTCTTGAGTTTCATTAAGACTAGAATCTGATTTCTCTATTGCTTCTTCGTATTTTTCTAACTGTTTTAAAAGGTTATATATTCCATAGCCTAAAAATATTAATAATATTGATAATATGATAATTGTCAATATCATTTAGTATCTCCAAATAAATCTTTAAATAGATCTTGGGCACTATCGTTTGCATTAGAAATTTTTGGCGCCTTTTTCTTAAATGTAGGTGTGGAGTTTTTTACAAGTGGAGCTGAAGCCGTTTTGCCACCTTTATTCCAATGCTCAAACTCAATCATTGATGCCATATGGTCAGCTTGATGTAGTAATAATGGCATATGGTTTCTAAGCTTTCTGTCTTTGTCCCATGTCTTAAGATATGCAGCATTTCCTTCATCATATAAACCATCATGGGTCATTATAGCGATCATTTCATTTTGGTTATATTTTATACCAAACTCTTGTAAAAGCCATAAACTACGGTGTGGAACTGACATATTTTGAATATTTGGATTAACGTTGTATATCTTACCTTGATTCTTTCTGTGCCACTCGCTTGGATTTGGTACATAGTATTCATTCTCAATATCTCCAATTTTACCTAAATCGTGATTAAGCGCAGAAAACGCAAGTTCTTCAGTTGTATAACCACTCATATCTGCTCCCATGCCTTTCCATACATTATATAGTTTTGCAGAACATTCCATGACTCTTAGTACATGGTCAACATATCCGCCAATAAAACAATTGTGAAAGTGTTCTATACCAGATGCAGGTGCCATCATCATTCGATCGGCAAATCCATCGTACATTTCTAATAATTTTACTTTTCTATCGCCATCAAATGTCTTATCAATTTTTGACGTTAAAGTATTCCAGTTTTGTAGTAATTGTTCTTCTGTAAAATTCATAATTATCCTATTGTATCTATTACACCTAATTCTAAGGCGTCTTCAGCAGTTAAGTAAAAGTCAGACTTCATTTTTTCTTCCCACCAATTTGCTGGTTTTTTTGTTTTTTCACCAAGTAATGTATATATTTTAGCTTCTACTGATTTAGAATATTCTAGGCCAGCTCTTACATCTGATAGCTTTCCTTGTGAGAACGTAGATCCTTGGTGAAACATGATTGTTGAATGCTTAGATGCAGCTCTCTGTCCTGTTCCACATGCTAAAATTATTGCTCCTGCCGATTGTGCAGAGCCTCTACATATTGTATTTACCTTTGTATCTATCAACTCCATAAAGTCAATTATTCCAAACATCTCAGAAACATCTCCTCCTGGTGAATTAATTATTAAGTTTAATGCCTCATCTTTGTATGATTCATCACGTTCTCTAATAATAGTTCTAACCTTAGTCATAAAGTCAAATAAGGAATATTCAGCAATTTCTCCTACTAAATATAAAACACTTTCAGGTATGTATACTCCTCGTTCTGATTCTTCCCAAGCTGATGATTTTTGTGGTTGTAGTGTTTCGTTTTTTGCCTGTTTTCCAGGTAATTCTCGTTCCATATCTTCGTCGTATAATGCCATATTAGTCAAATAATAATTTAAGTTGTTTTTTATCATGTTTAAAGTTTTTATCTTCTATTTTACCAAAGTTTTCTCGTACAGATGAGTCGTGATAGCCAATTGCGTGAGCCATTCGTATACACATAACCTTAAATTCATGACAAGTCATTTCTTTAGGAAGCTCAAATATTATTTGCTTTGCCTCTTTAGTGGATCCACCCCGTTGGTAAATTAGTTTATCAGTCATATTTATTAACATATCAGTTCTCTACTTTAGTTTTAATATGTTATAATATAAACAAAAAAATTTACATGGTAAAATGTTTTAGTAATTTTTTTCCCAATACTCTTCGGCATTGAATTTTCTAGGAAATTTTCCGGCCAATATTCTAGATTCGTACTTGATATTTTTATCAAATGACTTTTTGTCCTTTTTCCAACGTAACTTTTGGTATTCTTTTTTAAGTTTGTATAACCTTCTTCCAGCTTCTAGCTTTATCTTTTCTTTATCTTTTTTAGTAAGTCTATTACCTTTATCCTTTATTTTACTAGGCTCTATGGTACCTTTTAAATCAGGTTGTTCTATTCCTTTATGATAAACTGTTCCATCTCTATCAACAAAAACTGCCATCCATTTCCAGCCTCTTGGTCTACCAGAAGATTTTTTTAGAGTAACATCTGGACCACCAAACTGTTCATATAGACCTTCCTGTACACAAGTAGGACAAGTAACGGCAGTCGTATCTTGCGATACTTTTGACATATCACCACATTTTTTGCACTCCATCCAACGATATGTTGCATTTTTTCTTTCATTCCATGCTGTTCCGGGCCTGTATTCTACATAATATTCCATAACTATTCCTCTATATATTCTTTTTAACTTTCATAGGTCGGTAAACTCCTTTTTCGTCCTTTACCATATGTGTTCTATCTTCTCCGTAAATATCTGGGTCTGTTCCTTCTAATTCTTGATTATTCAGTGTAGGCTCTATTGGCTCTTCTAAATCAATAGGATATGGTGTATTGAACTCCATTCCTTCAGGTACAGACATTTTTATTCTAGGTTTTTGCATTGCAAATGCCATGTTTGCTGCAACTACTAGTGCAATTGCTAATGGGTCAAACACAAATATAATCATTAATAAAAACCAATTAACAATAGTATTCATATCTCTACCAGTTGTTTCTGCAAGATATTTTAATGGTCCTAATTCACGTTCTTGTTCATTGTCTACTTGCTTATCTAATATAGCCATATCAGTCTTTGTTATAGAATCGTCAATTGCAGCCAATTTTTCATTTATAATATTTCTATCCTCTAATGTTGTAGCTAATTCATTTTGTAAAGCTCTTCTACTTGACGATGAGGTTGTAGTTATTAATTGGCCTGATTCTCGATCTATGTATTGTACTTGAGCTGGATTTGACAGAGATATTCTTAAATCAGAAATAGATTTAGTCAGACTTTCTTTTTCATATTTAATATCTTGTTTAGACTCTTCAAACCTGAATTGTTTTTGTTTTAATATTGATAATGACTTATCAAGTAGTTCTGATTTTGTTGCTGTTGATTGATAGGCTCCAGATAAGAATCCGTATATACCTCCACTAGTTATAATCATAAGAACAAGACATGCAACACCTAAATAAAAACGCAAAACTTTATTTATAGTATCCCAATATTGATATAATAGTGATGCTACAACTAATTTTGCAAACTCAAGACTACCTGCCATAATAATAACCTGTAAGCTGGCTCCTGCAAATAACATACTCAGTCCGTATACCGAATAAAAAGCTGCAGAACCCGATACAGCTAATGCTGATAAGGCTATTATATATGGTAAAAGTTTATCCTTCATGTTCTAAATTTATGTTACTTTCTACTTTTTTTAGTAACTCCTTGATAATTACTAATTTTTCGACTACAAATTTTTCGTCAGCCTTTCTAGCTCTAACTACATTCTCTAAACTATATATTAATTGGCTTGCTCTTTCTAATAATGGTTGTACTTTTCTTTTTGTTTTCATATTTATTCTTTTATATAATTATAACTATACACTCTTTGTTAAAAATAGATAAGTGTGTATCTTATCGCCTTGTGGGCTGGTTTTACATCGTTCTTCTATAAATATATTGCCTCTAGATACTAAAAGGTTTTTTACAGAGTCTAACTTTTTAACGTCTCTACTACTGATAGCTAATTTGTCTCCTATCATTTGTATTGTTAAAAACTTTCCTGCTTCTAGCGGATAATATTTTATATTTCTAGTAGGATCTGTTTTTTCTCCTAATATTTGTAGTCTTTTTACAAATGATAAGACATTCTTAGGGCTAACTAACCTTTTATTTTCAACAAGTCTTGTCATGTAGTATTCTATTTCTGAATGGTGTAATGAACTCCACCATAAATCAAATGTATTAACATCGCTATCAAATAATTCTCGTCTATCTTGTTTATCAACTAATAACCAAACTTGGTCAGATAATATATCAGCTTCGTTGTCTTCTACAAACTCTATATATTCGTTAGCTGCATCGGTTGATAGTGAGGAAAAGAAGTCAATAAACTCAGAAAATTTATCCATTACTGGATCTTCTTTAGTTATTTTAAACAGCTTTTTTGTTTGTAAAGGAGAAATACGAGATAAAAGGCTATCAAGTTCCATTTTACTGCCAATCTTCCAAAAGTCAGAACTTGGATCTAATATATCATCAATCAACCATGTCTTGTATTCGTACATATTTTTCCTTTTTAATATTTCCACCTTCCCAACCCAGCTGAACTCTTTTAACTGTCTGTGACGTCTTCAGACGCAAACAACTCGAAGGAAGAATTCCTAACACCTTCATTTTATATTTTACCTCAAACCACCGAAGCTTTAACGACATGGCTTCTTTTTACCGTTCGCTCTGGGTACCTTATCAGGCAGCCATTGCTAGTTCAACTTGTTCGCCAGTTAATTGCGTTGACCTTCCTTTTACCCTTATCTCTTTGTCAAATTCCAATTCATCCCCGTTGTATATACTTATTTGTGGAGATGGAGGGAGTCGAACCCTCGTCCATAAGAGCAGCTAATAAAAGTACTAACAGTCATATATAAATATCGTAATCTTCATACATTATTCTATAATTTCAACATCTTTAATCGTTCTACATAGCATAAATTGGTCGTTTTGCCTTAATACATGGTCACAATTGTGATGATTTCTCCATACAAGTAATATTTTCATATATGCTTCTTCATCATCACGCAATATTCCGAACTTTCTAGGATTGCAATCTTGCATCTTAATAGTTCTAATTACATGATAAGCTTCATTTCCGTTGTAAAATATATTGTATGAGTTCATATTATAACCATTAGCCTGCGGGCCAGTTTATTTATTGTCTATAACCTATTTTATTTTAATAGTTTTTGGACGACTTTCAGGAGTAATAGGTACTGATATTGTTAGTAACCCATATTCCATCTTGGCGTCAATCTGTGTTAAATCAAACTTAGGACTAATTTTCCATCCTAGTTCGAACGATCTCTTTGCAATACCTTTATGTATATATTGTCCTGCATCGATTTCTGAATTATTTGAATCTATACTTGGTTTAGTATAAGAAACTTTTAAACAGTTTCCATCTTCAACCTGAAGTTCGATATCTTTTTTCTCTAATCCTACAGCTGCTATTTCAAATACTAAGAATTCTTCCTTTAGAATAATATCTACAGGATGGTTAATCTTAGAATCTATATTACTCTGAAAAGCTGATGCTCTATCAAAGAAATTTTTAAATAATAAATCTGTTGGGAATAGTCTTGTGCCGAAAGGCGTGTCTACTTTTAGTGTTGTCATAATAATCTCCTTAAATGATTTTAAATTTGTTAAACATTAGTTTTAACTTATAACCGACTGACCCGCAGTACCAATCGTTATATAATATAAATATCAAGCTTTTACCTTTTTATTTACATTTTTAGTAGCTGAATTCTTAGTAGCTGAATTCTTAGATCTATTATTACGTTTATAGGTTCTCTTAGGCTTAGTTTCTCTAAGTGCCTGTTTGAGTAGATTGACTATTAGTCTCTTATCTAGTATAATAGATTTTAGTTCTTTAATTTGTTGGCCTAGCCAGTAGGTAGTACCTAAACTACCTACTACTATACCTATAATTCCTCCTGCTATTAACAGTTCATATTGAAATATTTCCATTTTTTCTCCTTACATGTTAGTTGCTACAACATTACCAGCATCGTCGTATGTTTTAAACTTAATGTTCTTAGGTGTACCTTCACCTTTATTTAACATTCCTAATCTTTGTGCTACTTTGTGGCGATGTTGCGCATCAAGTAATGTCTCGATAATACGATTTGATTCAGACCAAGTAATACCTATCTTTTTGTTATCAATTATAAGATAACCCATAAGTGGTTGTGTATCCTTTTCAATGTATGCTTGAGTATCAGCTAGTTCAAAGTTGATACCAGACCAAAGCTTTCCATATTTGTTTGGATTAAACTGTTTCTTTTGGTTGTGAATTGTTGGTTTTGTGTTTCTAAACTTATTCATTTTATTTTAGTAGTTAAGCTACAAGCTATTTATAATGCCTACTCTATGTCGGATTTTCAGCTTCCTCCGTTGTCCTATCCCTTATTTATTAGTTTCCGTAAGTGGTTTACTAACAAGGTTATTATTATATTAAGTAAACTAATTATTTTAGTTTTTAATAAAATATAACAAAAATTCTTGACAATAAAAAATTATTCTTTAGTTTTTTTCAACTTTTTTAATTCTTTTTTATTTTGTCTATAACTTTTAGCAGCTTCTAATAATACTGCACACTTTTCATATTCTTCACGATCTGGATGTTGAAAGTATTCAATCAACATCTTTAATATTCTTAAGGGTTTCTTAGACCCCTTGGTAATTAAAAATTCATATCCCATTTCATCAATACAGTCAAAAGCTTGTACAAAGGTGTCATATTGTACTCGTTCTACAAGTTCTTTAATAGGTTGATCTGACGAATTACCATGTTTGTCGAAATTAAAGTCTTCCATAATTTATATATATTTTAGTTAGTGTTTTTCTGTCTATTTTTAACATTTGTCCATGCCATGTATACTAGATATATGCAAATAGGCAGTATAAGTATTTCAGCCACAAAGAATAATAAAAATATTATTAGTTGAGCTACTGCGTATATTACAGGAAATATCAGTATAAATAGAAAGGTACCTAATATTATTGCAAGTATATTATATATTGTCTTCATATTTATAAATATCAGTTTATTTCAAGATTAGTTATTGTTCTAACGGTATTTCTTACCATAGTCCAGTCAAAGTGTTTTCCAAAGTGCATGAATGTTCCATCAAACTCAGTCTGACCTCTGTACGTTGAGTCATCTATTAAAATGTCTCCTATTAGAAAGTCTTTTCTATGTGTTAAGATTAATTTTCTTTTTAAAGCTGGAAAGTGTTCTTCAATCCAAAGTCTTTTGTGAGCCCAAGCTTGTGGATTTCTCCAAGGAGCCGTTGATGCAATGAAAACTTCATGTCCAAGCTCTAGGAATTCGCTAACAGCTTCTTTTGCACCATCAATAACTTCAAAGGTTGAAAAATCTAAAACCTCATCAGGCTTCCATCCTTTTGTTCCATAATCAGGATGTTTTAACATGGCTTTTTCAAAGTTAGCCAATACTCCATCCATATCGATAAATATTCTTAATTTATTTTTTTCCATAATAGTCTTCTTTTAATATACACATTTCGTCACCATTCTTATCAGCAACAATTAAACAAACCTCTCCTGTCATTTCACAGGTAAATTCTTTTATTATTTTCATTATTTATATACCTTTGTATTTTTCCAATTTCTAAATGCATACATAATTTCATCGTCGACAGTTTCATCATAGGTTGCCGTCTCGACAACAGGGTCAGGAAGTAAAGTATCTACAATTACTTTTAAGTTATATGCGTGCTTTGAACTTATTACTTTGCCATCATACTGGTTTTGTATATAGTTAAAACATTTTTCTTTATTATTAAAATCAAGTAGTTCACCTATTTTAGATAAGGCAGTTTGATAATCGTTATCAGTTGGTATTCTCCATACTTTAACTCTACCAATAACGTTAGATTTTGAAGGACCACCACTACCACCTTTCATACCAGTCATAATGCCGAAGTTGTTTCGACGGGCTAGCTTATTTATTTTAGATGCAGAGGCCTTGTCCATAACTTGTATAGTGTTACCTGTTTTGTGATATGTAATATCAACACAACCAACTTGTTCAGTTGTTGAACAGTCAACACAAAATTTAGTATTTGGTAAGGCCTTTAGGCGTAATGGATTAATTTCGTTTTTACAAGATTTACAATTTAACATGGGCATCCTATCCAAATTGCAATGTAAAATAAACCGAAAATTGTAGTAAGGAGTAGCATTGAGCCTACAAACTCAATTGGATCTTCTTTTAAGAAGGTAATGATTTCTTGAAGCATTTGTTATTGTTTATTAGTTATTTATTTATAGTATAAATATAAACAAAATAGTTTAAACGGGAAAATCCTGGGTAACTATTTTATAAAAGTTATTAACAATTTATATGTTAATAATCAATTTTGCGTCACTAAAGCTATATAGGTCTGTGCCAACTGATTCTAAAAAGTCTATTTTATACTTAAATCGCTTGTTCATGGCATCTCTGACAATATATGAACCCGTCTTATGGCCTGCATATACATATACGGTATCTCCATATCTAATAGGTCCACCATTAAACCATAAAAGGTCTTGACTAACTGCAATCCATTTTAAATGGCTACAATCATAAATATCTGGTATTTTTGTCTGGTCGGCCGTAATATCTGGAGTATCATCACATTGACCTGGAACAGGATAATACATAGTTGCTGAGACATCTAGAGTATCACCACATTCCATATTAAATTCAAAATCATCAGGGTTTCGGCGCATATCTATAACACCACCCTTTTTATATCGTATACTATCCCAAGAACCATCTTCATATTCTAATCGTTCTAATTTCCAAATAATAGATTCCATAACCCCCATAATTGTATCAACGGATTTTTTAGTTTCAGATATTATAGTCCACATACTATCTTGATATTTTATATCTTCTTCTGTAGGTATCCAAATTGTGTCGTCTTCACACTGTTCATTCTTAGGTACAAGAATCGTTGCTCCATATATTCCAGCAAAAAACACAATTGCTGCAACTAGGAATACCGTAGTACTATTAAATGTTCTGTTCATAATTATTTGTTTTTATTGTTAGTATTTCCTCCATGTTCTAACCAAATGTTATATGCTATGCTTGCAAAATCTCTAGTTAATTGCTCTTGGAAGTTTGATAAGTAAGCCTTTAAGTTTATCAATCTTTTTTCGTCATTCTCTACTTTAAGAATTTTCTTGATTTCTAGTAACTGTTCTTTATTTAGATTTTCCATATTTTTCCTTTATAATTCTAAGTGCACCTTCATATTTTGTTGCCATATCTTTCCATTTCCACTCCGGCATCTTTGCCATTTTCTTTAGTTGGGTATGAAATTGTCGTTCTAATCCTAACCTTGTAATTTCAAGGTGTACTTCCATCAATGTATCTTCGGTTTGTTTACTCATATTATAAATATAATAAAAAATTTTGACATATAAAAATTATCTAAACAATATTTACGCTTGCCTATTTAATATAGGATTACGTTGTTCTATCATGTATGCTTCAAATGCTCTAGCTAGCCTTTTGTCGATTCGAATAGCTCTACAGTATACGGTACCCTCACCATTCCAATGTTTTTGCCACTCTTTCTCACTGCTTGATATTTTTCCTCTTCCAAGTAACTTATCGCCGTGGTTACCAAGCCTATTTGCACAAGAAGTACCTACATCTCCTTCAGCTTTGTGTGTAGAATCTCCGCTTTGGCCACCGTAAATATAATGTTCTAACCTCTTTTTTTCAAATTTATTATTGTTGCTGTAAAAGGTCGCTACCTCATAAAATCCATAAAAGTTAAATATCTTATTTAGGTGTGAAGAAGAGAGGTCCTTTGTATTTGCAGCCTCAGACTTTTCTAGTATTGGATGCCAAGGTCGGTCTTCTAGTTTATTCTTTAACTCTTCGAAGGTTGAGTTCATTTCTTCGACAATCTTTACAGAATTCAAATAGCTTAATGTATTTTCAACTGAATGGTCGGAACATTTATAATTTTCATGTAGTTGTTCTAGGTCTTTGCTCATAATTTTAATTGTTGATTAATATATCTAATGTTAATACATAAGTAATTGCAGCTGCTATCATCCAAGTAATTGCAAAGGCAACCTTTAAACTGTGTTTTAATTTTCTCATTATTTTCTATTTTTATTTATTACTTCCACATCAGTCCAAGCTGCGAGATGTACTACTTCACCATTATCTCTGGTACAGTAACTATACATTCCATCTATACTTCTGAAGTTTAACTCTTCACCTTCTGTGATTTGAGGTGCACCTGGTGGTACTTTATCCTCTACTATTACTTTAATTCTGCTATTTCTTGGTACGTCGTGTAATTTCATTATTTTCTATGTATTAAGTAGTCCCATAATTCACCACATTCATCATCTTCATCTACAAGATTTTCTAAAGCGTGTATGTGGTTGGGTAATAATGAATTTAATTTTTCCAAATCAACCTGCTTCCAATAACCGAAGCGTAGTGTAATTGAACCCATAGGATTATTAAATCCACTACCAACCTCCATTGGGCCGAAAGCTTTATCTATTTGTTTTAGTATTGAAAATTCTATTCTCATATTATTGTATATTTTCAGATTCGTTAGCCATTGCCATATCTAGTTCTAGAGAACAAGGTATCTCTCCGTCTTCTTCCATAACCTGTATGTCAGTCATAAGTGATAAAGCTTCTTGAGGAGTTATATCTAAATTTTGAGGATTGTTTTGTCTTTGTACTTCAGTATAGATTAATACTTCTTGGTACATATCAACGTCAGAGCATTTAAGTAAAGTA